TAATTTCATTCTAACAGGTAATACAAAAGGAAGTTTTCTGAATCTTGAAAATGTCAAGGAACTGTTGAAAGACACACTTGGATGTGATGGAATGACAGACATCATGGGAAGTGGTTCAGGAATTGCAATCATGTATGTGACAGCATATCCTGTTCCTTCAGTTGAATTTGGTATTCATAGATTAGAAATAACATTAAGAATAAAAGAATGGAAGGTGTAAAACATGGCAAAGTTTGGAAAAACAGGTGTGACATCTGACACACCTAAAAAGATTTTGTTTGGTGCAGGTACGATTCATAAGAATGTGACTTATGATGAAAGTTCCCACAAATGGAATTTTGAAAATTCAATTATGGGTGCAACACAGGGTGGTTCTAAGATTACAATCACACCTGAATTTGCAGACATTGAAGCGGATGGTGCAATGGTTGCAGTAAAGGGTCTTAAAGTCAAGACAGGTGAAACTGCTGAAATGGAAATCAATTTCCTTGAAATCACAAAAGATATCATCAAATCAGCAATCATTGGTGTTGAAGGTACTTCCAAAGATACCAATTATGACCTGATTGAATCAAAGGCAGATGTTGAAGATGGTGATTATCTTCAGAATATTGCTTTTGTTGGTAAGACATTAGGCGGTAAAAATATCATTGTCATTATGGACAATGCACTTTGTACAAGTGGACTTGAATCAAATGGTGAAAATAAGAAAGAAGGGGTTGGAACATATACATTTGCATGTCATGCAGACCTTGATTCTGACCTTGACACTCTTCCTTATCACATTTATTATCCAAAAACACTTGCGTAATTAGAAAGGATGGTTTTGAACAATGGCAAAAGTAAAGGTTATAAATGAATTTAATGACAGACACACAGGGAAACTTCACAAGATTGGTGAAGTGTTTGAAGCTGATGATAAAAGAATTTCTGAAATCATGGAAGTTTCAAAGCACCTGATTGAAGTGCAGGAAGACAAAGAGCCTGCAAAAAGAACAAGAAAGAAAGTGGGTGAAGACTAATGGAATTTGAACTTAGAACACTGAAATCTGATGACTTATTCCCAATGTTTGGGATTCTTTCAAAGATTGGTTTCAAGGATTTAAAGGAAATTATCACACCTGACAAAATCAAGGACATGAAGTCAATGATTAGTCAGAAGGATGATGATGAAAACACAGATGCTACAACAATGCTTGGTGTATCTGTTGTGATGGAAGTTGTATCTATCATCATGAAGAATCTTCCTTCCTGCAAAAATGAAATTTACACTTTTCTTTCAGGTCTGTCAGGAATGACAGTCAAGGAAATTGGAAACCTTGACATGGTAACTTTCACTGAAATGATTGTTGCTGTTGTTCAGAAGCAGGAATTCAAGGATTTTTTCAAGG